ATAAACATTGAAAAAAAGGGAGGATATGCACATGTCACAATATAGTCGCCAAGATTTGGCTGAATTAAAGAGGCACTTGGAACAAGGCACGTTCAAAATAAGAATTGAAGGCGTCAAAGAAGACACTGACGGCAGCGCTACGGTTAGCTTTGAGGCAACTGATGAGTTTATTGATTGGTTCAAAGAAAAAGAAGGCTTAAAACGCTGGAGCGCGAAAAGATTTCAGAAATTTTTCGACAGCAACTTGCGCAATTTATTAAGTTCTGCGGCTCAAAATCAAAAATAAACTACTTATAATAAGGAGGACTTATTATGAGAAAAGGTGTATTTGATAGAGTTTTAGAAAAGGCAGTATCGCGAAAACTCTTTACTTTTTTAACCGCAACAGGTCTTATGTTATTTTCAGATTTAGATTCTGAAACATGGGGCCTAATTGCTGTTGTATATATTGCTGGCCAGAGTGTTGTTGACGTCATGAAGACATATCGTTTTGGATCCGCAGGAAACGAGGAATTATAAATGAGCTGGCTTACATGGTCTGCTGTTAAGCTTTTTACAAAAAAGACTTGGGTATGGCTCAAGCATCATTGGAAGATAGTTGCACTTATTGTATGGACTATTGTTATTTGGGCTGTTTCAAGAAAAAATGCGAGAGCCATGCTAAAGGTTTTGGATGCCGCAAGGCAAAGCTATGAAGATGAGGTTGATATATTAAACAAAACGCATCAGGAAGAATTAGAAAAGAGATCTCAGGCAATTTCAAAATCTCAAGAATTCATCACTTCTATTGAAGAACAGTATGAGGACCAAAAAGATCAGCTCACGTTTGAAAAGCGTGCACGAATTAAAGAACTTATTGAATCTTTTCATGATGATCAGGAGTCGCTCAATAACGCACTCAAGGAAGAATTTGGATTTGAACATGTTTAATAAGTTTGCAAAAGTATTTGTTTTTGGACTCATATTGTCAAACCCTGTCATGGCCGACGATTCAACACCGCAATTTACAAATCTAGAAGTTGGCCAAAGCGCACCCTTTGCCGGCACGCTGTTTAACCCAACTGCCACAGCACAGCTGATTGCAGAAAGTCAATTTAACATGTCATCCTGCGACTTAAGAGTGGAGTTTGAGGTTGGCCGCACACAGGCAGAGTGTCAACTTCAAATAGACTTATTACAGGCTAGTTATGACTCTCTTAGTGAGCGCCACGTGTTGTTGATGGATATTAAGCAACAAGAGATAGATACATACAGAGAGATGGCTTTGTCGCAACCAAATCGACATAATCATTGGTGGTTAGCCGGCGGAGTAGTCGGCGGTATCGGCCTTACATTGGGCGTCTTATTTGCATCGCAGGAAATACAACGTTGAAGAAAGACTTAGACTATATTGCAAAGGTTGAGCAAGCAATCGCAGATAAGTATGGCGAGGTTGCGATTAAGAATCCAAAATCTAATTGGAACAAAAAGAAAGAAGAAGAGTATTTGGCTCAAATAAAAAAGAATCGAATTCGAGACGACAAACTTCGCGAAAAAACTCAAAAGGTCTTTCACAACGGATTTCTAGTTTCTAAGAAATACACTCAGAAGTCTAGTGAGCGAGTATGTCCTGTTTGTAGTGTGTATTCTTTTAAGCTTCGCGATGATGCGTATATGAACAAGTATAACTGTTGCTATAAGTGTTATGAAAAGCATGTAGAACACAGGGAAGAGTATTGGGATGCCTCTACTGGAACAAGCTGCTGGCATTCGCCCCCTTTTCGTCTTCGGTTACAGCGCCGATGGCATAATTTTAAAAATGATGCTGTAAGAGTTAAAAACATTTTGGTAAAAACATCGATTAGACAACTAATTATAAGCAAAGTAAGGAAACTTATAAAATGGCTAAACCCAACACATTAGAAATTATACGAGGAATATCACAAGCTGCTGCAAATGCATATGATGGCGGCCATGACGAAAAATATTCCTATGATGGCGAGGCTCGCAAAGTCGGCTTAAAGCGCGAAGAGGGCGATCCTATTATTGACAAGCGCGTCATGGATGGATTCAAGGTCAGATTTCATGGCCCACTTCTTTGTATTTCATATCATGGAGAAATTAAGATAAAAGACATTCACAACAAAAAGTTTGAATCTGAAATTGAAAGTATGATCAATGATATTGCTAAATTTTTAAGAAAAGAATATAAATCTGTAACCGGCAACAGTTTGACACTTACTGCCGAAGGCGACGTCAAGGTCGACGTACAAAGCACGTCAAGAATAAGGGCTTGGGTGCAAGGTCAAAGACATTATAAAATTGGTGGCATCTCAGACGTCGAAGAAGTTGGCACAGCATCCGAAGACAAACTAGATTCTGCTATTAAAAAGTTTTTAGCTATTGGAAAAGATAGTTACCCCGCAGCAAAAAAACCCAAGAATGTTACGAGAAAAGGAGACTGAAATGGTGCTTGATCAATTACAAAAAATTCTGAGTGAGCTTTCACTTGCAGTGAGAGACGCGGAAAAGTTCGACAACGGCAATGCATCGGCCGGCCGCCGCGTTAGAAAGAGCGCCATGGATGCTATCAAGGAACTTAAACAATTGCGCGCATCGGTTATTTCCGATTTGCACGAACGTAAAGGCGAATAAATGGATGGTTCATGGCATATCAACTTTCAAAAAAACAAATACTAAAAGAAATTCTCTTATGTGGTAAAGATTCACAGTATTTTTTGAACAATTATGCCAGAATATCACACCCCACAAAGGGACAAATACCTTTTAGAACGTACGAGTTTCAGGGTGAGTTACTTAAAGACTTTCAAAGCCACCGATTTAATGTTATTCTGAAGGCTAGACAGCTTGGCATCTCTACGATTGTAGCTGGATATATTGCATGGATGATTTTGTTTCATCGCGATAAAAATGTTTTAGTAGTTGCAACAAAGTTTTCAACAGCTTCTAACTTAGTCAAAAAGGTCAAAACAACTCTTAAAAGACTTCCTGAGTGGTTGCAAATCGCTGATATTTCTATAGACAATAGAACATCTTTCGAGCTTAGCAACGGTTCTCAGATTAAAGCCTCCTCAACTTCTGGTGATGCCGGCCGTTCGGAGGCTCTTTCGCTATTGGTGATTGACGAGGCGGCACACGTTGAAGGCCTTGAAGAGTTGTGGGCCGGCCTTTACCCTACTCTGTCCACCGGCGGCCGTTGTGTCGCCCTATCAACACCAAATGGTGTTGGTAACTGGTTTCATAAAATATACCAAGAGGCTGATCTTGGGGAAAATCAATTTAAACCAACAGTCTTGCCGTGGGATGTGCACCCCGATAGAGATCAGGAATGGTATGCTAAAGAAACGAAAAACATGTCAAGAAGAGAAATTGCGCAAGAGTTAGAATGTAATTTCAACACTTCTGGAGAGACTGTAATACACCCGGATGACATAGCATGGGTCATGACTTCTTTAAAAGAGCCCGAATATAGAACTGGCTTTGACCGAAATTTTTGGATATGGGAAAAATACTCTCCTGAGTTTTCTTATTTGCTGGTGGCTGACGTTGCCCGGGGCGACGGAACGGATAATTCGACGTTCCACATTATAAAATTGGAAACAATGGAGGTAGTCGCAGAGTATCAGGGTAAGCCAAGCTTGGACATGTATTCTAAAATGCTCCATCAGGCCGGCGCCGAATATGGCAATTGCTTGTTGGTTGTTGAGAATGTCGGCATTGGCATATCAATCCTAGAAAAGTTGATTGAACTTGAATATCCAAATTTGTATTATTCTATCAAGGGTACCCATGAGTTTGTAGAGCAGTACCAGGCCGAAACTTTAACAAATAGCGTCCCAGGCTTCACCACATCAACAAAAACAAGACCTATTATTATTGCTAAGCTTGAAGAATTCATAAGAAATAAACTAATTACCTTATATTCTCGACGTGTACACAAGGAGCTTGCAACTTTTATTTGGTATAATGGTAAGCCGCAAGCAATGCGCGGTTATAACGATGATCTAATATTGGCATTGGCAATTGGCTGCTGGATCCGCGATACGGCTTTACAAGTTAACAAAAGAGAGGTAGAATACAAAAAGGTTATGATTAATTCAATGATCCTTACAAACACCTCACTCAACACAACAGTAAAGGGTATGCAAGGGTACAAGAGCACAGAAGATATGGACAGGTTTAAGAAAGCAACAAAAGAGTATGAAATGTACAAATGGCTTTACAAGGGATAATAGATAGATGGCAAAAAGATCTCCAAGAATAAAAATTAGTAGAAACAATAATCCAAGAGAGGAGCAATCCGAGCTTTTTAAGAGGCTTACAAGATTCTTTTCTGGACCTGTTGTAAACTATAGACAGCAGAACATCCGCAGGTACCGGCGCCGTCACCTCGACAGGTTTAAGTTTAAGTCAGCTAGTGGCAAAAGGTTTAAAAAGTCAGAACATAACCCGTTTGCCGCTCTAGAAGCGGATTTGATGCAAAATACAAATCGCGCCCATCGGTATGCCGATTTTGATCAAATGGAATATTCACCAGAGATTGCGTCCGCGATGGATATATATGCAGACGAGATGACAACATCGACTCCTTTAAGTCCGATGTTGAGCATAACATGCCCCAATGAAGAATTGAGAGTCTTGCTCCACAATCTTTACACAAATATCCTTAACCTTGAGCACAACTTGTTTGGCTGGTGCCGCACGATGTGTAAATATGGTGACTTTTTCGTATACCTTGACCTCGATGAATCTGAGGGAATTAAGGCCGCAATTGGGTTGCCAACGAACGAGGTCGAGAGATTAGAGGGTGAGGATGAATCGAATCCAAACTACGTACAGTTTCAGTGGAACTCAGGCGGAATAACTTTTGAAAATTGGCAAATTGCACACTTTAGAATCTTGGGCAACGACAAATACGCACCATACGGCACCTCAATACTTGAGCCCTCGCGAAGAATCTGGCGTCAGTTGACGATGCTAGAAGATGCCGTAATGGCATATAGAATTGTACGCTCACCAGAGCGCCGAGTGTTCTACATTGACGTCGGAGCCATCCCCCCAGAAGATGTTGAGCAATATATGCAAAAAGTTATGACACAGATGAAGCGAAACCAAGTCATGGATCCTGATACTGGCCGCGTAGATCTACGCTATAATCCCATGAGTGTCGAA